ACTGACATTGGCAAAGAATGGCTACGATCGGTCGGCCTAAGCTCGGAATTGAAATCATGGCTTCGGGGTGATGACTCAGCACTTTATGGAAGCACGTACTGGACAGTATTGGCGATGCGTTTATGCTACGCCGGCGAGAATGCTGTTGGTAATGACTCTAAGTATGGTATTCATTATGAAGAATCAGAATTTTTACGTGTATGGTATGGTAGGGAAAAGAACTTTGGTTATCCCAACCGTGCAATACCCGGCCTCATGCAGCGTAAGCCATGGGGCAGTGAACCTTGGGATCCTGAGGGTGTAATTCGTGCACAATTATCGACGATTGACACACTCGAGCGACGACTCAACCGAAAACTTGATCCACTGCGCAGAGTAGTCTGCCAAGATTGGGCACGGATTAGGAAGCAGTCGATCCGGTGGCTACAGGTACCTTCTAGTCTAGGAGGACTTGGTATGCTAAAATTCGAAGGATGGGTTCCATCGCAGGCATGGCCGCATGTCGAGCATCCTAAAATTAAGTTCACTAACATCGAATCAGATTCGTTTAAAATATACCAGAAGCAATTCTTATCGTATACATTGACGGACAATGAACTCAAGCAAGTGCAAGAACAAGCATTAATAGACAAGACCGCATCGGACGATATTCGTGGTCTAGGTAGCGTATTTCGCGATAATTACAAGCGGGAGTTGGAGAAAATGGGCGTGACGACATGGTCGCGTGTCTCAATTTTCCACTTTCAAACGGAACAGTTATTTCAAACTGCAATGTCTTTAAACAAAATTTCAAATCAAACTGGCTTAGTAAAGGCCATAGACACAGTTGGAAGCGGGTTCGGTAACTACATCAAAGTACAAAAGTGGTGGACCGAGACACAAGCTGTTGCACGTATACGCGAAATTAAACCAATGGATGAACTTAAAATATACAATATTCGTATGTATCAAGCCATGAAGGCACTCGAGCGACGAGGCCTGCATCGTAGTCATGCACTCGATTATTTATTCGGTAAGATAGCTGGACTTGTTGTCTCACCGTTGTCTCCATTACTGTCATCTGCTGTACAAAGTGCTCTTTCACTTGCAATTGAACCTTGGGTTTTGAGTCATGGTCGATGGACTCGTGAGACATGGGGTTGGTTTACATCAACAATATCTCAATGGTATGCAGAAATGTTGGACAAGAGTCCTCTTTCTCAGGAGCTGTTTCAGTGGTAGCCAAGCCACAATATATGTTACAACAGGTACTATCCGTAACCGTGAGCCGCAGCGTACTGCACGAG